GCTGTTTTACGTTCTCATCCATCTGCACCTCTTCCAATGCCTGACTTATACAATCATTGATAGTCTCCACTAACTCCTGCTTTTCATTCTCACGCAAAGACATACGCTCTGCCATCTCAGTCAACTTTGCAAACTCATGGCCACGAATGTCTACACCACTCTTATCTCGCATGCGCTCCAAAAATGCACCACGTACCTCTTCTATCTCCTCCAAACGATTTACATGCTTAGTTACCGCCTGTTCCTTCACAGCCTCGCGTACCTCCTCTTTAACATCACTCATCAACTCCTGCCAACCCATCGCATCACTCCAATTACGAATAGTGTCCTTACTCAATGGAGGCACAAACTTGTGACGCTCCTGCATTATCGTTGCAACATCCGTAAAACTGTTGCCCTCTAAATACAACTTCAATCCCTCTTCCTTATGCTTTAACTTATATTTCGCCATCTTTTATCAAATCCCTCAACTGTAACGCCTGTAAACATCGTTTACAATTAATATATCTACGGTCTAATTGCTTCATCTTCTGAAACTCCTGAAACGTAGCCTCGTGACCACACAACGTCATCTTGAACACCGCACTAGGTGCATGCTTCTTTCTCATAACTGCTTCTTCAACTGCTCCCTATATGTATTTACTCCTAACCAAAACCCCGCTATAAACGCAACTACCATCAAAAACAAAGTAACCAAACTACTCATTGCGACACTCCTTGCAAAATGAACCATACATGTCTACATCCACTGGCGTTATCACCATACCACACGCCTTACACCTCCACATCCTTCTCCTTCAACATATCCTCTATCATCTTCTTCATCAATACAGCCATCATACCTAAACCTGTCGTGTATGCCTTCAACTCCTTGCCATCATACTCCATAGGATTGTCATCTACAAACTTCTGTACATGCCCAAGCAAATTATCCAACTGCACTATCCATAAATCCAAAGCCTCAGTCATTAACTTGCTCCATCGCCCACTTAGTCAAGTCATCCAACGCCGCATGATAACCCGTCAAATAGTCCTTCAAACTCGCATCGCCTATCGGACCCCAATCACTGTCATGCACATCATCCTTCAAACCCGCCATCTTTCGCTTCGCAAAGTTCCTAACGTCAACCAACCGCAACTTCGCCTTCAAATGCTTCTCTGTCCAAACATGGCCTTTGCGCCATGTCTTTACACTCTCTGCTTCACTCATGTTAGGTCATATGTCCCTTGCTATTTAAGTCTATCAGGTCAAGTTTCAAGCAAGCCAACCACATCTCGTGACTCATAACTTCCTTCTTCTTGTATGTATCAACAATGCTTCCCATATCTCCTCCTGTAAACTCATCTCATCTTCCTTAGCTAAACGCTGCATCTCTGCAAACACTTCCTGCCTCATAGGGTCTCTACCACAATTCAAAATATACTGCTTAGGCCAACCCTTCTTCTTAGCATATACCATACTACCCCTACTAGATAGGGACATATAACCTTGCCCTCCAAACTTCTAAAAAAAAAATAATACGACCTCCTTATTCTAAAACTCAGAAAATTTGTAGACAACCTCCCCCATAACGCCAGGGGGGTACGGTCTACATACAAGCCCCATATTTCATTATTTTTTTGCGGATTACATGCGGACTTTTTGCGCGAGTATGTAAAGCGTATATTGGCGTGGTTTGTGTTATTTATTTGGTATGTAAAGCGTTAATTTTAGGGTTTAAGATTTAGGTATTTTTGCGGATTACATACAGCCTTTTTTGACTGATTTACGGATTACATACTTAGGTATTTTTTGATGTATGTAAAACGTATTTTTTCAATTATTATAATAGTAGTAATTCTTTATTTTTTTGTAAGTTTTTTGTGATTTTTAAAAATCGTTGAAAATAGCCAATTAACGCACTTTTGATAATTATAATCAAATTAGCTTTACAGTTAATTAAATCGGCATATATAAATAAATCAAGAAAAACGCTTTTTTTCGGGATTCTTTTATATAGAGTTAAATTTGTTATCGTCGATAAAATGATTTTTTTGGCTTAGTGGGACACGGCATAATCTAAGCACAAAAGCACTAAAATTTAAGGGTCGTTCTAGCGTGGGGTATATTGCCAAATTTTTTATTTTTTGGTTAACAACCTTAGGTTCACTACTGGATTTTGTGCTGTACCCCACTAAAAAAACGCGTTCGGAATTTCTAGTATATAAAGGACTCGGATTTATTTTTATTGCAATGCACTAAGCTTATCGTTTATATAGGGACATATTGCCTTTTTTTGTTGGGTCTATCGTCGATAAACTGAATAAAATCCAGGGCGCGTATAAGGGTTTTAATTTTTTGAAATACTATAAGTGAGGACAAAAATTTTTGGACTCAATGAAAGGAGAAATAGAAAAATGAATTGGAAACAACAATTTGAACGCATGATTGTAGAATGTGAAACATTCGGCAGCACTTTGGAAAAGGACTTCACAGACTTTATTCCATATCATAAATTCAGATGCACTGTAAGAGGTGACTAATGTATCTAACAAAGGAAAATAAAGCTAAGTTATTGGCTATAGTTTCAAAGGTAATTTCAGATACTACGGATTCTGTAAGTAATGAACCTGTAATGAATGACTTTTTCCAACGTGGTAAAAAGTGTGGAGTTACTGAATTATCTACTGAGATAGTATGTGCTATTGCTGAAATAAAAACAACCTCAGGAGATGAATAAAAATGGCTAAAGCAATATTCGGGATTGAGTTAGAAGTACCACTAAAACAAGGGGTAACCTGCGACGATTTTAGAAACTGTTTGGCCGAGGCTATCGGGCCTAATTTGGTACACTTTACAAGGTCGGGCCGTATGGTTGGCTATCATTCGGATGATTATGAAAATAATATTGATAAATGGCGCGTGGCTTCTGATGGTTCATTATCTCAATTTCAAGGGCGTGGCGTTGAGATTGTAAGCAGGAGAAGAACCACATTAGAAGAAACTAAGAAAGCCATGGAATCTACTAGGCATTTAATTGACCTCGAACTAATGAAAACTACAACCTGTGGAGGACATCACGTTCACATAGGAATAGCTCATTTTAGCGCTATCAAAAGGACATATAACCCCGAAATTCAAGGAGATTTAGATAAATTAATTAGGACTAAAAGAGTTAAACTTTTGGAGATAAAAATTCATGAAGTTTACTCTTATTTTCAACCTGTAATAGACTCTTTACTTTCAAGGAGTAGAAGAAGCACTTCAAACAATAGCTATTGTAGGCCCGTAAGCAGCTATTATCTTGATTCATTGAATGGTAATGATGATTACGCAGACAGAAGAAAAGAACGCTATCTAAACGATAGAAATCAACGCGCTCCATTGTGGGGAAATCGTGGGGTTGTAAATTTTGGAAAATTGGACAGTTATGGAACTGTTGAATTTAGACAACACCAACAAACTTACCACGTGGCTACCGTTCAAAATTGGGTTAGGTTAATGCACAGATTAACATCCAGATGTTGGGTTCAAGAAACTAAGAACATTGACCCTCGAGATTTTAGCCTTACAATCGACGGATTCGCGGATTATTTAGGGCTAGGTCAAAACAGGCTTAGAGCATGGATGAGAAGAAGGGCAAACCATTTCGGATTTAATGCAATAGCTCAACCTAGAGATTCAAACAGGATAATAGGAATAAATCAACGTGGTACAGAAGGCAATAATCATGATTCTGTAATTGATGCCATTGAAGACGAAAATAGTTACGAATCTGTAAGAGCAGATATAAGAAGAATCTTAAGGAACGAACCTTTAGCACGTAATGAATTATACGACGAAATAATGCTCCAATGTCAAAATGATTTTGACCTTTACCACAACCTAAGAGATACGTGGACAGGAGCAAGAAACGGTATGGCAACTTTTACAACTGAAGTAGTAAAGAATATCATTACAAACGCTTTACCACAATTATGGCGTGATAATACCGTCGAATGGAGCTACATAAATTGGCATTCCTTAAGGGATGAATTAGTGGAGGTGATGGAAAGCTAGGATAAACAGAAATTACCTCTTTACTCCTGAGCATGAGTTTAAACTGCTCATTTTTTATTTATTTTTTTTTGATTTTGTAATTTAATTATTCTAATTCTAAGCTTAATCTTTATCCTGTATAATTTAGGGGGGTCAATGAAATATCCCAAATATAGCGATTTTGTGCATTTTAAGGCCGTTTTAAGGCCCAAACTCATGTTTAGAATGCAATTACAGTACAGAACTATAATTTATTTGTACAATGCAAAATTCGGATTACATACGTTTAACCCTTAGACTTTTTCCTACAGCAGTTTCTAGCCTATATTTTGTATGTAATCCGTCTAAAAACCTCTGGTGACGTGTATGTAATCCGTAAATCGGCCAATGAAGACTAGTATGTAATTCGTTTTTGTCCTCTAAAACTTTGTGTATGTAATTCGTTTTTATGATTCTGGAAGTCAATAGTATTATGGTGTAAAATTTTTTTTGTATGTAATACGAACCTTGTAAGTTTTTACCAGGAACTCCAGGACACCTGGTCCTTACCTGGTTTATATGTATGTAATACGTACATCCTTATGAAAAGTATATATATGACTAGGACATATTAACTATAGCTTGGTTTGAAAAACAACCTAGCTACACAAGAAAGGAGAAACAAAAAAAATGTGCGGAATAGGTGGATATTACCGAACGGGTAATACAAACGAAAAAGCCCCTCAGTGGGTAAAACCAGCGATGCGCAGACTATGGGATGCCCTACAGTCGCGCGGAACCGATGCCTCAGGTATCGCGTATGAAAGTCCTACAGGGACACGTCA